AAAGTTTTTTTTTAAAAAAACTTCCTTTTGAGAAAATGGTATTCGTATATCATAAATATTTTCACCTTTATCTTTTGAAAATTTTATGAAAGAAAACATATTTAATTATATATCAGTTATTGTTTATAAGTAGTTAACCAAATGTATTTTCACTCGTATAAACAATATATAGGAAACCATCATCATCTTTTTGTGTTTCATATAGTTCAGATATCATGGTATTAGAGCTTTCTAATACACTATTAACAGTTACAAATAAGGCTTGACTTGACTCCAACTTGATACGCTTTCTAATAATATAAACAAATTGACCTAAATTCATGTCTTGTGGGACGAGATACTTACATTTATCAATAGTCGGTAATTTACAATCTTTATATTTTTCAACTATTATAGGGATTCTATCAGGATATTTGTTTTTAATGTTTGTAGATTCTGCTAATCTTTTATTGTAATTGTTTTTCTTTTTAAATTCGTAGTCCATATACCATAATAAATATATTTTTTTTTATTGATTATATATTTAAGGATTATTTAATATTTCATATTAAAAAATGAAGTTAATTAGAATTAATAATGATGGAACAATGAATGACATCTCTATTGATACTAAATTATCAAAGAAAACATTGTTAAAAACACTAACTAAGAATAGTATATCAAAGGGTAATGGAGATATAAATTTACTTTATAAATGGAAAGTATATGGTAATTGTGAATTACTATGTTATGGTTGGTATGACGGTCAAGCTGGTTTTGAAAATAAACATGATCTTCCGCCTTCAGGTATAAGTGACTTTATTGATGATGAAGATGGTTCAGATAAAAAATTATTATTCGGAGATATATTTATTTTGCTTCAATCTACTGATAGCTTTAAAGACATAGATGTTACAACCTACGCTAACTATTATGAGGTTTTATTCGATGGTTTTGATGATTGTAATACTAGCGATGATGAAATTTCTGAAGAAGAAAATGATGAAGATAAAGAATTTATAAATGATAATGACAGTGATGAAATATCAGATAATGATAGTTCATATAATTCTGTAGAAGAATTAGATATTGATGAAAATGATTATACTGAAGAAAGTGATTATGATAGCGAATGTGAAGGAGAAGAAGATACTGAATAAATTATTTAAAATTTGATTTAAATATAAAAGATATTGAAAATATAAATATGGGGAAAAGATTTTCTAATCGCGATGATTCAAAAAGAAATATGATGGTTTCTTTCATAAATAAATGTATCGGGGATTTTAAAATCTCTCGGAAAATAGAAAAAGGAATCTATAACCATGTTATTTCTATTTCAAAAGAAAAAAATATTCAAAGATCATGGGAAAATACAATGTTTATAAACATTTATCGTTCAAAGGTTTTGTCTGTTTATTCTAATCTAGATAATAAATCGTATATTGGAAACACTCAATTGTTAGCAAGTATTAAGAGTGGTGAGATAGACCCTGAAAAAGTTGGTTCTCTAAGTGTTTATGATGTCTTTCCTGATAACTGGAAAGAATTACTAAATATTAAATCTAAAAGAGATAAGATTAAATATGAATTGAAGCCTGAAGCTATGACAAATCTATTTAAATGTAGGAAGTGTGGTAGTCGTGAAACATCGTATTATGAAGTTCAGACACGTTCAGCTGATGAACCTATGACACAATTTATAACATGTTTATCATGTAGTAATCGTTGGAGACAATAATTAAACATTATCTAATCCAACACCATCCGAAACACGGGTTATTTTACATACTTCTCCTGAACATTCTTGTTGATATTTTGTTTTTGGAATTAACATCTTGTAACAACTATTACATGAAAATTTAGATTCATAACCATTGCGTTCATCATTCATTAGTTTATCGGCATTATTAATAAGCATTTGTCTATATGTGTAACTGTTCATACCATTCGACATGAGTAGATTATTTACGCAACTTGAATTATAGTTAGTGATAAATCTACCATCCGACATTCTAGCAGGAAAGTCCTTTACATTATCCATAGCATCCATTTTATATATTAATAATATATTTTATTTTACTGATTATCCATAATACGATTAATTAGTGTAGTTTTATTTCCCGAGTGTTGAAGTCCTAGATTTTTACAAATAACCTTTAATTCATTAACGGAATAACTTTCATCAACAACTATTTTTTCTTTTTCAAAATCATCATCAGCAGGTATTTCTTTAAAATTTATTTCTTCCCCTTCAGTTTCTTCCCACCCTTCTTTTTCATCTTTTTCTTCATCTGTTTCGCCTTTATCTTCATCTGTTTCACCTTTATCTTCATCTGTTTCACCTTCATCGTCATATTCATATTTATCTTCATTTATCATATTTTCTTCAGTATCAAATGGTAATTCTTTATCTTTACTCATTTGTTCAATGATTTGTTCTCTTTCATCTCCTATTATTTGATATATCATATTTGGATTAGGAAACATAGCACTACCAAATTCTTCTCTCTCTTCTCTTTCTTCATCACCTATCTCTTCAATGTATTCATCTTTTTTATTTAATGTTTCAATAATGTTTTCTTTAATATTCTTTTCATCTGAATTATCCATTTGCCATTTTTCTACTCTTTCAAATGTATTTTGTTGTTGTTCTGAAATATATGTATTTTGTAATGAGGTGTTTTCTTTTTCTGGTTGAATCTTTTGAATTTCTAAATCTTCATTTTCTATCTTTTTAGATTCTTCTACATGATACTCTAAAACTTTTAGTCTTTCATGTATCTTTTTCAACTCTAAAAATCCAACAACTACAATAGAGATTACTAAAAGAGTTAAAAATATAACTGGAAGGTTTGTTTCTAATTTTAATTGCATTACTAATTTAAATATAATAAACTTATAAAATAAACTTAAAAATTTTTATTTTTTTATTATATATAACATATGGATATTTTTAAATATAACCTAGATGGAGAAATAAAACCAATGATATTTGATATTTTAAGGTTAGTAACTATGCAAGTTTTAGTTCAGTTTTTAGTTTCTATGAACAACCCTAAAGCACGCTTTATTACAGTAGAATTTATTCAAGTAACGCTATTTTTGATCCTTTCTTTAATGGTATTTTGGATGGTAGTTTACAAATTTATAAACAAAAATAATATTATTGATAAATATATTAAAGAATAACTAAACAAATTATAAATTATAATGGATAATAAAGAAAAACCAAAAAAGAAAAGAGGAAGAAAACCTAAAAAAGAAACACAACCCCAAGAAGAGCCTAAACAGACTATAATGAACAATATGGTTATAAAACTTAATCACTCGACCGAAGAAAATAACATAGTAAAACCATATACTAATGATTATTTTCATTTGACCGAGCAAACAAATTGTAGTTCTATATGTTGGAATTGTTGTCACTCATTTGAAGAAATGGTTTATGGTTTACCCTTAAAATATTTATCAGGTATATTTTATACATATGGAGACTTTTGTTCTTTAGAATGTGCATCAAGGTACGCACTTGAATATTTTGATAACTATCATGAAATAATTTCACTTGTGAAATTATATAACAATATCATTAAAGGTAAAGTTGATGCTTGTGTATCTTTGGCACCCAATAAATTATTACTTAAAAAATTTGGAGGAACAATGGATATTGAAGAATATAGAAAAGGTTTTTCAGATAAAAATATTCATGATATCAAAATACCACCAATATTACCTATAAAACATACGATTGATACACACGAAATAAACAGCTCAAATAGCAAAAGCAACTTGAAATTATATCGTAAAAAACCACTCGCTTCAGAAAAAAAGAGTATAACAAACTCAATGAATTTAAAGTTGGGGATTAAAATATAGTTGAATCCCATTCATTATTATAATTGAATTTAAAATGTTTGTTGTTAAAATATGTGTTTTATCATTTATAAAATCTTTTAATAACATATTTAATTTTTCCGGTGTTATTTTATAATTCATCGGTTTTCTTAATATATCGGTTTTACATTTTATTTTATTTATTTTATATGTTCTCAGATAAAGGAAATTATATATATTTTTCAACTTAAAATCATCCATACTATTCAGTAGAATATAATACTTTTCAATATCAATATTATAATACTTTATCAATGGGTCAAGGAAGTCATATTTAAAATTATTTTTGTTTTCATTTACCTTCAAAAGGTGAGGCTCTATATTTAATACAGACGTCATATTAATATTATTAAGGATTATTAAAAAAAGAAATAAACTTAAAAGAAATCCGAATTTTTATATTTATTCTTAGGATCTATTGGTTCAGGACCATAAAATACGATTTCTTTATTATGAATATTTGGATTTTTTTCCCATTTTTTATTTAGTCTAAGTGATAGATTATATAAAAGTGTATGACCTTCTTTATAAAGTTCTCTTATGTATCCGCTCATTAAACTTAATTCTTTACTATTTTTAAAATCCCCATATTCCATGCCTTCAATATATTTTCTTTCATGTGATTCTGGTAACATACTCATAAAAATATTACATGATTTCTTCAAATAGAAATGAGCATTTTCAAAATATTGATTATAATTATATAAATATTCGGATTCAAGCTTATTTAAAGTTTTTATGAATTTTACCCACATATTATAGCCATCATTATACTTGTAAGGTGTTTTCTTTTTAAATTTTTCTATTTTGTTTAAAAGTTCTTCAATTTTATTGTTATAGTTTTCATCCCGTGTTCTTTTCTTGAAGAAAAATTTATCTGTTTTTTTCATAACTGTATCATAATATACAAAGAATAAAAGTATAAATATCATTACTACGACCTTGTTTACATCTAAATAAATTAATGTATAAAAAATAATACTTACAAAAAGTATTATTATTAATGTTTTACTATCCGATATATTTATTCTTGGGAGATTAATCATTCTTTCTAATTATATTAATAAAATATAAAATTATTGAGATAATAAATAGAGTTATACCGATATACATTATGTTGTTCCCCTCTTGAAGGTAAATCATAAACGCCATTATATATCTTTTAATGTTTGTTATTATTCCTTCATTATTGTATGTGTATCCAAACTCTATGTCTACTTTATGAAGTGCTTTTAAAAATTCTTCGTCAAAATTATTGAGGACCATCGAAGTATTTTCAAAAAGCTCACCAACTGACATGTCCATAATTCCACCATTAGTATTCTTCTCTATTTTTTTATCGATGACTTTTTTATCTTTTTCAAGTGGATAATATATTTCATTTGATATATATCCTAATAATTCTTTATCACCATTTTCTAATTCAAAGTTTTTAGGATCCATTTTAGGATTTCTTACATCATTAACAAGAACATCTAAATCTTCATCGCGTTTTATCTTATAGTTATTAATAACTTTTGAATAAAAACTTGGTTCATATTCACCAACACTCATATTGTTCGTCGTTTTACTCGTTGGGGGAATACCTAAATTTAGTAGTACACGATATCCTTCTTCAGAATCATATTCTCTATTCATAGAATATCCCTCATCATTAAGTCTTTCTTCAATATTTAGGTCATCCATATATATATATATTTTATATATATTAAATATAATTTATCAATTGAACATTTCCCAGAAACATTCTACGACAACAATATTTATGGAGTTCTAGTTCATCAAGTATTTCTCCTTCAATTGATTTTTTTATACTACCATCATCTTTAATATCTATGTATTGTATATCTATTTGTGAATCAACTTTTTCTTTTGAAGCTGATTTACGTTCATTCATTGTTTCTACAAAATAACCCCACTTGTCTCCAATAGGTGTTCCACACGTAAAGCATCTTGGAGGAATCAACATTTATAATTATATTATATATTAATGTTTAAATTATTTTAATATAATCTTTCAAATTTATTAAATATATATTATTTAAATGAACATTAATACAAATTATGTAAATTACTATCATATGTTTTATAATGCTCTTTTCTCAGAAAATAAAAACAAAAAAATAATATTAGAACCTATATCTTGTATAGTTAAATTAATACTCTTAAATTACAAAGAAAATGGTACAAAAATATCTATCTCAAACAATTCAATTGATTTTTATGAACCATCACATTTTCAAGGTTTCTTAAGAAACATTAATGGTGATGGAAGAGAAGATCTACATAATTTATACAATCCTATTATAAAATCCCTTGAATGGTATCCTCCGAGTAAAGGAGAAGTATATCGTTATTTTTACACGAAATGTAAAAGTGGTATTGAAAAATTATTATCTTCTTATGATAAAGAATCAACAATATCTAGAACACTTGATTTATATTGTAAGATTTTAAATGACTCGTTAGAGGATATTGAAAAAGTATTAAATGATAGTGAAAAGGAACCTTCTCCTCTCTTAGATAGACTCAGAGATTTCTGGAAAAAAGAAGAAATAGATTTAATTTATAACTTACTACAGATAATTGAAAATAGTAGTAATGATATTGAAAAAAATACATATATAGGAAACGTAATTAATACAGTTTCTATGAAAGAAAAAAATTTAGCAGATTTTATAAAAACATCAACAACAACTTACTAACCTAGTTTAGGGAATTCTGTTTCAGATTGAATATTAAAAGTAGAATTATCTAAGGGTTTATCCTCTTTATTTACTCTATATTTTTTAAAATTTATATTTTTAGTAGTGTTTTTAAATGGTGTATAATCACTCACAGGATAGAAAGTCAAGTTTATTTCACCTTTAATTCCAAATTTATTAAGTTCATATCTATCAAATGTTCTAGGAAGAATACCTGGTTCAACATTAAACTTTCCAATTACTCTCATAGGTTTCTCTATCTGAAAATCAATATCAATATAAGTGGTTATATTATATAATTCTTTTATTTTTTCTTTTAAACTTTCAATAGTAATATTGGGAGATATTGTAAATGTTTCTTTTACATCATTTTTACTAACTATAAAACAAACGTTGTCCATAATCGCTTAATTTAACAATGCGATTTCTTTTTAAGTATTTATCTACGCTTTGATCCACGACGCTTTGATCCACGACGCTTTGATCCACTACGTTTAGAGCTTCTTTTCGTTCCACTCTTCTTTTTCTTCGTAATTTCTTTTTCATCTATGCGAACAGCTCCAAACTCCCCTTTCTTAAAAGTCCACCCAGCATTCTTTAAATTCTGATTTTTCTTTGCTGAGAAAGAAGCACGCTTGGACTTAATACGACCATTCTTCATTACTAAATCAGTCTTCTTTAAACCACCGGAAGTTCTATCAGCAGTTCCATGCCAAACCTGAGCTCTTGTCCCTACAACCATTATAATATATAATACATTTTTTTTCTGTATACATGGTAAAAATTTGATATATTTTAATTCATTTTTTTAAAAATAAAAGAAATGTCTTGTATGAAAAGAAGGACAAACAATAAAATAAAGAGATATAAGGAAACTTCTGTTCATCCACACCCGATGGCTTCTCAAAAAGTTGACACAAATTTTATGGATAACTTTTTGAGAGAGTCAATGCATTGCGGAAATTGTAGAAATATATTTAATCTTTCGTCAAATGAACTAAAAATACATTGTAATATTTGTAATGAATTCTTCCATTGTGGTATCGCTGGTGAGTGTATTGGTGAAGATTGTATGATAAAAGATGAAAGAGGGAGATATAAGCATCGTGCAAGATATTGTAAGGGTTGTGTAAAAGAAACTTATAATGCTGAAACATGCTTGTGTAAGAATTGTGGTTCTAAATGATATAATTAAATATCATCTTATTCATGTTATCGAATGTACCTTTTGAGATATCTAAAATAATTACATATTTATCCTTCCTTATATTATTATGAATCTTCATGAATACTTCAGAATATTCTTTTATTTTTTTCAAACTATCGTCATTTTCTATTTTCTTTTTCTTGTATGTTTCCATAGTAGACTTAAAGTCTACATCACATATAAGGGCAGAAACCTTTTTTATAAAATGTCCTTCTCTCCTATCTTCACTCAAACTATATAATTCTTTTTCTATATTAAAAAGATTTAGTCCAAAATAACACGCGTTCTTGTAAAAACGCAACGCCCATAAAAGCTTTCTTCCTTCTTCATTCATTGTAGCGTTTTTGATCTCTTCATGTTTTCTTTCAGGATTTATCATATTTGTAAATAAACATTTAGTATCTACCTGCAAAGCTTTATAGTTATCATATATCGGGCGATTACTACCAACTATATTTGGGTGACCAGACTTCATAAGTTTCAAATAATCTATATTCCCAAAAAAGATTATATTTCCTTGAGTATCTTTACCCCGTCTTCCAGCTCTTCCTGACATTTGTAAAAATTCATCCTGTGTAAAACTATTTCCGTTTGTTTCAAGAAAACAAGAAGTTTTTACTGGAAGATCAATACCTAAACAAAGGGTTTTGTCAGAAATAACAATTCCGATTTCTTTTTTTGATAGTAGCTTTTGAAGTTGCCAATTGTATTCATCGGGCATACTTTCTAGATATACCCCTATTCCGCGTTTTAACATTTGAAATAACGGACTTTCATATGGTATCTTTATACCTAGTGTTTTTTTTATTTCACGACGGACTTCTCTAATAGTATCACCTGACATTGGTTCTTTGGAAGTTGTGAAAATAAAATCACTATGCTTAGCAAAAACATCTTGTGGACCAAAATAAGGATTTACAATAAAACTATTCATTTCTTTCATAAGATTTTTTTCCTGAATACTCTTAACTCTTTGTTCAGTTTCTTCATTTTTTCTCACATCATTCAACTTTGATTCATAGTAAGATAAAACCTTTGTTGTAAATTCGCGTTTCTGCTTTTTATCAAAATTTTCCATCTTTTCTTTGATTTCATATTGAGCATTTGTAGATGTTACCTTTAAATTATCACGATAAGTTACTCTTTTATCCATAGCTTCTCGATATAGTTCTTCTTTCTTTTCAAGAATATCATAGTGATATGGATATTCTTCTAACTCTTTTGTATTTAAATATTCATAAATATTATTAAAAATGTTTAAACATTCCCTTTCATTCGTATGGAACATAATCATTGGAAACATCTTCCTTTGTTTTGTTTCTCTTATAAATGATATAAAATCTTTATTTTTAATTGTATCACTCTTTTCTTTGAAACTATCAAACACTTCTTGGATTTCTGAAGGATAATCTTTTGACAAATTTATCATTTTATCTTTCAATGCCAATTCATAGTCCCTACAATCGTCAAGTGATAACATACCTTTATTTTTAAAATATTCATCAGGTGATAATGAATCTAACATTTCACCATCTTCATCAATTTCGTCAAAAATATCATAAAGACGGTTCCAAAGGACGGAACAATCATTCGGCGTAAAAGACAAACTATTATCGTTATAGTTATCATTTACATTTTCGTAAGCACATAGTGGATGAAGTTTCTTGAGACCTTCATTCTTCCAAACCCACCTTTGATGATTAATAAAACGTTGGTTGTATTCAACGTAGTTTATTTTTAAATTAGGATTTATATCCTTTAGTTTACAAACTAGATAATCTATATTTTTAATTGTTGCTGAAAGGGCTAAGAAATTACACTTTAACAGCTTTATTAGATTTTCATATATATCGCCGTCTTCGCTCTTATTTACATTATGTATTTCATCAAAAACAGCATAATCAAATGTTGTACCTAAACGTAACAGGGAATTTTCAATCTCAAGTGGTGTTCCAATAAAAATATTTGTTTGAGGACTATACGAAAAATGTGAAATATTATCAAGAATAAAATGAACCTTATACCCCATATTTACAAAATGTGCTCCAACTTGATAAGCAACTGGCTTCGCTGGACAAACATATATGATCTTTTTATGAAGAATACCTGCTGACATAGCTATCCAAGATTTTCCAGCAGATGTAGGCGCTTTTACAATAACACTCTGTCTTTTAGAAACGTAATCAATAACATCTTTTTGCCAATCATCAAATACCTTTTCTCTATCATTCCAGTGATCGAGGGGTTTTAGAAGATTACCCATCTTTTCCATCATAAAATCTTTTTCATCGCACTTCTTGAGTGTTTTTTCAATTTTTTCTAATAGTTTGTCTTCATCTACAAAATTATTATCTTTTAGTTCATAAAAAAGTATAATAATATATTTCATATAAGTTTTCTTATCTTCATTCCAAAGAGTTTTAAGAAGTTCATACTTAAATTTTACTTTTCCTTCTTTTGATTTAAATTTCTTAAGATGATTAAATGGATCATTCTTATCCAAAATCTTCAAGAAATAATCAACACGACTAATATCATCTTCAATATCTTTAACTTTTCTCTTTTCATTTTGTTGTTGAATAATCAAATCCTTCTTTTTAACATGTGTTTTACCATTCTTGCTTTTTTTAATAACTTTCTCTTCTACTTTTTTCTTATCTCTATCTTCAATCATATGTTTTAGATTTGTATTTACATCCGCAGAAAGATCTCTCAGGAATATAGAGAGTTCCTGCTTTTCAATCTTTTGCTTTGTTAGAATATCCATAACTATGTTGTGACTACATATATAAATGGTTTTGTTTTTAAATGGATTTTAAAACGGCGTATTTTAATATTAAATATTTAACAAACTGAGGAACCATGATTCCATTTATCTCTTGTTCATTTCTATCAAAACATTGTTTATCACCTACTAATTTTAACCCACGCCCTACATCTAATAAAGAAAATATTGTTTTATTCAATGTAAATAAGTCTCCTACGTCAGGATATAAAGGTCTAAATTTCTTGTATAATATATTAAAAGAAGTACTTTCATATATTTCGCCGCGATAATATGCATATATTTCTTTAAAGAAATTAATTCTCTCAATAGGGACTTCGTATTTTTCAGGTAACGCCTTTTCTAAAAAATTCCGTATGCTTTCTTTTTTTTCATAATCTTCATTTATGGTTATATTAAAAGTTATTACATCATGTGATTTTTCTATTAAATCATTCCTATATTTATGTCTTCCAGTATCAAGATCACGATAAAATTTTTCTTTGAATGGTGTATTCATAGTTTCAACTATATCAAAAACGCGACATGTAAATAGTATATATATCCCTTTCCCGAGTATTTTTATTAGTTGACTCAATTTTATACTTTCAGTAACGGTTTCGGGTATAAAGTGTATTATTTCTTCATTTATTTTTTGCGTATCTGTTAAACTACGACATGTTAATTTATTAAACGTAATAATCCCACAATTAATATCTTTTTCACTTTCGACGCCACAACCATTACCATCTAAATATATGATAGTTTCTGGGAAAATAGTATTCTCTTTATGTAACTTATAATCATAGTTATATATATTATGATTACTGTGTGAACCTCTTTCTGAAAAACTCTTCAATATTTCATCCATTTCAACTGTTTTTTCTTTTTCTTTTTCGTCATTGTCTTTGAATAAACTTCCACCACTTAGATATAGTTCTAAAATTGGTTCAAGATGACTTTTATCTGCTTCACCTCTAACACTACATCCCATACTACTAAATGTTATTATTTTTACACCATCGGGTATAAGGAACCAATTATCTTTTTTTATTTGTCCATGTGCCCCTATTATTTTTACTTCTTTGTTTTTAATATCATCTGTTATAGGTAATTTAGGTGGTCTTTCTAAATAATTACCCATTACGGGATACATACTTCTTAAACGATTAGATGGTGTCCTGAATAGACCACTTCTCTCTCTACTATAACCATAGGGTAATCTTGGTAAGTTTGATGGTTGCGTATGCATTACATATGGAGGTGGAGCACTAGGAGTTAATGTAGAAATATGCGTTGGATATACGACTACAGGATCTACGACTACAGGATCTACGACG